AAAGCAGTCCCCGCGGGCGCCACGATCGAGTACGACCCGCAGGCGATGCGGATTGCCAAGATTACTGATAAGATTGACCAAGCCCTGGCGATTGCATTTGAAGCACAACGCCAGGCAGACGAGGAACAGGAGCAGACCCGGAAACGTCGCAAGCGCGACCAGATCGCGGTGATGCTCCTCCTGCATTAACAATAGTCCACCGGGAGGCGACTATGGCAGCACCAAAAGGAAATAAATTCTGGGAGGCCAGATATAACACTGGTCGCAAGCCCAAGATCAAGACGGCAACCGAACTCTGGAATGCTTCGGTAAAATACTTCGAGTGGGTTGAGGCCAATCCATTATGGGAGACAAAGGTCGGATTCTTCCAGGGCGAGGCATTCGATCACCCCGTCGCAAAGATGCGCGCACCCACGCTGCAAGGCCTCTGGATCTTCCTCGGGATCAGCAAAGATACCTGGTATAACTATAAAAACAGGAAAGGCTTTCTCGAAGTCATTACGCGTGTGGAGCACGTTCTGTTCGACATGAAGTTCGCCGGCGCTGCCGCGGAGCTGTTTAACCCCAACATTATTGCGCGTGACCTGAAGCTCACCGAGCACACCGATATCACATCGGACGGTGAGAAGCTCGAGGGCCTGCGGGTGGAGCATGTATGAATTACCTTGACCTACTGCAGTGGCTGGCGATGCACCCAGTCATGAGTGCGCTTGCGCTTTTCGTCCAGTTCTGCGTGTTAATGACCATTCGGCACCGGATACGGAATCAATATCTTTTCTACGCGATGGGCGCGTGGTTCCTGCCCCAGGATGCGGTTGTCAACGCAGTACTGATGACCCTGGTCGGGTTGGAGCTGCCGCGTGAGTGGACAGTCACCGCCAGGCTGAAACGGTGGAAGAAGTACAACGACCTATCGATGCTCGGCCGGTGGCGCCATAAAGTAGCCCACAATATGTGTCGGCAGATTAACCGCTACGACATAGGTCATTGCTAGGCCTTGCCTGCCGCCGCTAATAACTACCCTCTCATCCAGTTCCCGAAGTGCTACAAGGAGCTGGACAACCCCTACCGGCATAAAATCCTGTATGGCGGCCGCGGTGCCGCCCGGTCGTGGACGGTATCGGGCAAGCTACTGCTCCGGGGCGCCCAGCAGGAACTGCTGATACTCTGCACCCGTGAGCTGCAGAAGAGCATCAAGGGCAGCGTCTACCGCCTGCTGGTCAACCAGATCCACCGGCTCGGCCTCGACTGGTACTACCCTGAGAGCCTCCGCACGGCGACCAGCATCAAGTCTATCACTGGCACCGAGTTCGTGTTCCTGGGTACTCGCTACAACCCGGACGAGATCCGAAGCATGGAGGGGATCGACATCGTCTGGATCGAGGAGGCGCACAACCTGACCGAGGATAGCTGGGCAGTCATCACGCCGACGATCAGGAAGGAGGGGTCCGAGATCTGGGCCACGTTCAATACCCGGTTCAAGACCGACACTCTGTACGATATCTTTGTGGTGAACGACCCGCCGGCCAACAGCCTGGTCATCTTCAGCAACTTCGACGACAACCCGTTCCTGCCGACTGTCCTGCAAGAAGAGCAGGCCGAGATGAAGAAGCGCGACTATGAGGGCTGGCTGCATACCTGGATGGGGCAGCTACGCCAGCTCGCCAAGGGCGCCGTGTTCGGCAAGGCCATCACCGACCTGAAGAAGGCGAACCGCCTGACCTTCATCCCGATCGAGAAGAGCACCGAGATCGAGACCTTCAACGACATCGGCAAGAACGACCCGACCGCTTTCTGGTTCATGCAGAATGCCGGTGGTCAGCTCCGGTTCATCGACTTCTACATGAGCCGCTTCGAGGACGTCGACCACTACGTCAAGGTGTTGAAGGCGCTCGGATACAACTATGGCCGGCACTGGATGCCGCATGACGCAGACCATGACAGGCTGGGCATGACCCGGAACATCCGCGAGCAGTTCGAGGACGGGGGCGTCAGGCCTGTTGAAATCGTGCCCAGGGTGACCGATAAGGAGATTGGAATCCAGCAGGCTCGTGATATACTTGGCAAGTGCTGGTTCCACCAACACGCCGACGACAGACCTGAAAAGGAGTGCGAGGGATACCTTGAGTGGCTCCCCGCAAAATGGCGAACCAGAGCGCAACGCATGGAGCGTGGGTTCGAGTTGATTTGCCAGTACCGCTACAAGTACAACGCAGACACGCAAGAGTTTGGCATCCGACCCCACCATGATATCGCCAGCAACCCGGCAGATGCATTCATGCAGTTCGCTCAAAGCTACGAGCCGCCAGGCGACGAAGACTGGTTCACCAAAGACCTACCTGATAGGTAAATAGTTATGATGGAAGACAGCGAACTCGCGAAGATCATCGAAGGCCACGTCAATGACGGCCTCGGCTCTGACCGCGGGCAGATATCGAACACCCGGAAGGAGGTCTACGACCGCTATACTGGTGAACTCTATGGCGACGAGAAGGAAGGACAGTCCCGGGTAACAACCCGCGACATCCAGGAGACCATCGAGTGGACCCTGCCTCCCCTATTGCGCCACTTCACTGCCGGCGACCCCGCGGTATCGTTTGAGCCAGAGGGTGAGGCCGACGAGCAGCAGGCCGAGCAAGAGACGCATGCGGTCCAGCAGCAGTTCTGGAAAGACAACAGCGGCTTCACGGTCCTGTACCTGGTCATCAAGTCGATCCTGATGAACCCGAACGCTTATGTGAAGGTCAGCCGGGAGGAAGGCACCAGGGTCGTATACGAGCGATACCGCAACCTTGACCTGGCTGAGATCGCGATGGTCATGGACGAGGACGACCTCGAGATCATGGAGCAGGAAGAGAGCGTCGACGATACCACTGGTGAGGCGCGCTACGAGATCAAGATCAAGCGCACCCTGACCAAAGGACGCAACCTGGTCGCCGTGTTACCCGAGGACGAGGTCGTAGTCGACAATCAGTGGACTGAGCTCGACCTTGATGAATGCCCATTCGTCTGCCACTACCCGGAGATGACGCACTCCGAACTGCTCGGCATGGGCATGGACGAGGACTTCCTGGAGCAGGCATACGGCCCCACCGACGGACAGTCATCGGAGGAGAGCAACCGCCGCAACACCAGCGACGAGAACAACAACGACGACGAAAGTCACAAGGCGCTGCGTAAATACACCTACTATGAGTGCTCGATGCTGGTCGATTACGACGAGGACGGCATCGCAGAGCGCCGGCGCGTGGTCAAGATCAACAAGGAAATCTGGAGCAACGAGGAGGACGACGAGCAGAGCATCATCGCCGGCTCGACGATCCTGATGCCGCATAAGCACGTTGGCATCTCACTGGCCGAACTGTTGCTCGACATCCAGGAGATCAAGACGACGGTCTGGCGGCAGTTGCTGGACAACATGTATCGCGCCAACAACCCGCGCACGATTGCGCTGAAGGGAGCGAACATCGCGGACATCCTGGCGAACCGGCGCAACGGTGTGCTGCGGGCCAAGACCCCTGACGACATCAGGATGGAGCAGGTGACGCCGGTCATCGGCCAAGTGCTGCCATTACTCGGCCTGATTGATGAGACTAAGGAGATGCGCTCGGGCATCACCAAGACGTCGACCGTCCCCAGCATCGATATGCTGCAGAACAGCGCCGAGGGCAGTTATCTGTCGATGGTCGAGAAGGCTGACCAGCGCGTTGACCTGCTCGCCAGGCTATTGGCCGAGACCGTGGTCAAGCGGATCTTCATCAAGCTCCACGGCCTGATACAGCGCCACGGCGACACCAAAGAGATGAAGCTCGGCGGGCAGTGGGTCCGGGTTGACCCGACAAGCTGGCGCCGGCGTGAGAATATGACGGTCAAGGTTGGCCTCGGGCATTCAACGAAGGGTCAGAAGATGGCCGCGGCAATGGCGATCAAGGCCGACCATGACCTGATTATCCAGGGCGGTGCTGTCGGCACTGAGCCGCGCCCACCGCGCCCACCTAACCCGATGACGGGTGACCCCGGTGATCCGGGTGATCCGGGTAGCCCGGGCCTGATCACGATGCGCCACGTCTACAACGGCAGGAAGCTGATGGTCGAGGCGCTGGGAGAGCGCGACGTCGATATGTACTACTGGAACCCGGACAGGATGCCGCCACCGAAGCCGCAGCAACCGCAGCCCGACCCGAACATGCTGATGATCCAGTCGAACGAGAAGATCGAGATGGGCAAACTGCAGGCGAAGCAGGGCGACACCCAGGTCAAGGTCATGGAACTGAGGCAGAAGCAGCAGATGGCGATGATCGAGCAGCAGCAAAAGGCAGCACTGGAAGAGCGTGACTTCCGCTTCAAGCAACTGGAAGCGCAGTTCAAGCAGCAGGTCATCGAGATCGAGGGTCGCCTGAAGGAGGCGAACACCAACGACAAGGAAGAGCTGGAGCGCATGAGGGTCGAGCTGGATTCTGCCAAGGCGCAACTGGCTGACGCCCAGCACGACGAGAAACTGGCGCTCGAGCGTTACAAGGCAGACCTCGCGCGCGATACGCAGATCCTGCTCAAGCAGATGGACCTGGGCGAGCAGCAATTGCCGGTCGTCGAGAACCTGACCGCGATGCAGGAAGCCGTGAACGCATCCCTGCAGCAGATCAC